GGCCCCCAAATGCTCGGATGCCCGGGGGCCGAGGCCCCCGGAAAGACATCAGTTGGTCGGCTGGCCGAAGACGACTTCGGCACGCCGGTTCTGCGGCTCGCGCACACCAAGCGGAGTGTCAACCAGTAGACGATTGAAGCCGAAGCCCCGCGTCGTCATCTGGCTTTCCGCGATGCCCTTGCCAGCCATATAGGCCTTCACGGCATTTGCACGGCGCTCAGAGAGGCCCTGGTTGTACTTGGCAGAACCCGAGGTGTCGGTGTGGCCGTCAATGACGACGGACGACTGACCGGTCTGCATGTACGCTTCGGCAGCACGATCGAGGATCGCAGCGGCTTCCGGCGTAATGTCGTACTTGTCCCAGTCAAAGAAGACGAGGAACGGCCCAGGAACCACTTGCGCCGGCGGAGGCGGCGGAGGCGGCGGCGGAGGCGGAGGCGGAGGCGGAGGCGGCGGAGGCGCAACTTCCGGCTCGAACAGGTTGAAGCTCACGCCAAGCAGGAGGCTGTGGCTCCGCCAGTTGCCCGACAGATCGTTGCCGTCGGTCGTCTGAAGATCGACACCGTTCATGTTGAAGAACCGATACTTCAGCGAAAGGTCCACCTTCTCAGACAGAGCATAGCGAACGCCAGCAAGAGCCTGCCATGCGAAGCCAGTGTCGCTGTCATCCGAGAATGCCGGACCGTTGAACTTTTCAAGTTGCCAAATGTGCGACTTGAACCGTGCAATACCGACACCGCCGCCGACAAAGCCGCCAAACGGCGAGCCCTCTTCGGCGCCGAAATCGAACATGCCGTTCAGCATGAACGAAAGGATCTGCGCATTCCCGTCAGCCGCGTCGTTGCGACCGGTCTTGGGACGGTTCGGCCCCGGAAGGTTCACACCACCGGCAACGGTGACAGAATCAAGGTTGGCATTCTTGTAGGCCACTTCGAATTCGGTACGGAACGCACCAAAGTCGTAACCAAGCACGCCACCAAGCTCCCAGCCCGGCTCGTACTTGTTCCGGATCGCATCGGACACGCCGACGCCAGCGGGCGTTTCAAGATCCCAGCCCTTTGTCTCGGCGATGAAACCGCCAGCATCGAGCCCAATATACCAGGAGTTATCGCGCGCTTGCGCGGCTCCTGCCAGCACCGTGGTCGCAAGCGCGACCGCAACGGCGAACTTCCCCATAACTATCCCCTTCTACGTATGACGCACTAAGGCTCGGTCATGTAACCGAGGCAGGTGCGCGATAGCAAGGGGTCCATTCATGAAAACTGTGTTATGAGAGCAACATGTTGGCCAGCAATCAGCCAGTTTTCTGAATCGTTCAAGCGCTGAGCAGACCAAGCGAGCCCATCCGTTCAATCAACATATCTATCGTCGCGCGGGCTTCAACATCAACAACCAATCCCCCGGCTGGCCTCGCAACTGAGGCCGCAGGGAGACCAACCGGCCCATCGTCCACCCAGGCACCTGCCAAGCGCCTCAGCCGCCGCTGTTCGATTTTCACGAACACTGTCGAACCTTCGGGCAACACAAGAAAGCGCCACCCCCCAGCACTCCACACCGCCAGTTGATCCGACCGCCCCTGCCAAGCAGACTCGGCTTCAGGCGAAACCAGCCAGCACTGCCCCTCAATTGCATCGGTGGGCGGTGTTCCCAGATCCCGACGTTCCACGATAGACCCGATTGCCGCATCCAGAAGCAGCAATGCCTCATTGTGGGTGATCTCCTTTTGTCCCTGGCCCGGAACCATAAGAGGCATATGAAAGCGTGGGGTTTCGTCCATATCTCAACGTCTCCATCCTAAATCTCAACGAAGGCTGTTGAACGAAGGCTGAGTGGGCCATCCCCAGCAGCCTCGACACGAAATCGGCCTTGCGGCAGCACTGCACCGAACTGCTCTGCCTGGTCGGCAGGGCTCAACTCAATCCCGTTCGATGGGGCCGGGATGGTCCAGGATTGCCCCCCGTCAGCCAGGAAGTGCCACAGCAGCGGGCCTTCCCGCGGCTCCGCTGCCTCACCCCACCCCCAGCTGTCTCGCCCCCGCAACACCCAACTGCACAGGACGGTTCCGTCCGCCAATCGACGTCCTCGCACATGCACCGGAGCAAATGGTGCGTAGCCGGAACCCTGCACCTGGTGCCGAACTTCGACCCCGCCCAGTGGATCACCAGGCCCCGACACAAGCAACCCGACGTCACGTCCGCGAGCCTCCGACGACAAGTCGACCCTCGCCCCGATCGAGCGAGGAACAGTCATTACAAGTGCGCCCATCGGCTGCAAAAGGCCGCTGGCTCCGGTTGCAAATCGGCCACGCAACAACCCGGACAGGCGCACGAGATGTTGCCCCAACAGATCCGCCTTGCGATACTGCACGATCTCCTTGCCAACACTTATCAGCCCACCGCCGTTCAGCACGTCCTGAGCTCCCCGACTGATAAAGCTGCCCACGCCATCCACGGTATCAACCAAGATAGCGTTGTGCTCATCCCAGACTGTCTCCGGCGAAAAAGGCAAAGCCTCCGCAAGAACGCCAAACGGCACTTGCTCGTCGATCCGGCCAACCGACTGCTCATCGCCCCCAGACAACGACTGAACTTCCGCACCCCGCCAGCCGGCCCTGCCGCTGCCAATGACAAGCAAGGAAGGTGCGTCACCGGATTTCAGTGGCACAGGCAGCTCCAGGACGACAGGAACCGTTGGTGGCACAATGGAATCCGGGGACGGCAAAATTCGGCCGGCATCGGTAGGCGACGAACCCGCGATGTCGGCATCAGGCATGCGGCGCCCTTCGATCCAGACCGACAGGCCGCGGATCTCCCGCCTGACAACCAGCCACCTGCTGCCATCTGCAAGGCGGACCCCATCACCAACTGACAGGGACATGAAGCGCGGAGGAAGCCCAAACCGAATCGAATCCGACCCTGCCTCCGCAGCGCGCAAAAGGCGCAGGGCAATAGAGCGGGCAGCACTGCCCTGCGCTGCAACCGGCCAACTTGCGGCAAGCGACCGACCCCTCCGCGCAAGGACTTCGTGCTGCCAACCAAGCTGATAGTCGCGAGCACTGTCCTGATATGAAAGGCCGAGGGTCGCAGGTCGCTCACTGCTCGTGATAAGGCCATCCCAGTCCCCGCTCTCCGGGTCTTCGAGCAAGTCAGACGGCAAAAGGTCGATCAGTCTAGGCTCTGCGATGAATGACAACCTCCCATCCCGCTGACCAACCTTGCTCCCCGATACGTTCAACAACCCAATCAGATCGTTTGAGAAAGTGTCAAAACTGGCAACATAGCCATCGACCTGATCAGATTGCGAACCCGGGAACACCCCAGCATCCACAAGCGACGCCATTTGTGCCAACCAGCCGCCAGAACCCGCTTTGTCTGCAAACACTTCAAAACTCAGCGAGGGGATTCGATTGCCAAAGGGCCCCAGGTCGAAATCCTCGAAAACAACATAGGAGAGCGCCCTGTAAGACGGCGTCTGCTCCGGTCCCTCCGCTGCCAGGATCAGTGGGTCCGGCTCGGCTTCTCCCTTGGAATGCAGGCGCATGCGGATCGGCGTGAGAAAGTCCCCATCTGCGTTCCGAAGAATTGCGCCGTCAGCCCAGATGCGACCGACGCCGGCAACCCGCCCCCGGGAAAGCGCAAGCGCCAGGTTGGTCGCCTGGGCCCTGCGCCCCTGCCCCTTGTCGCCACGATTCTCGGGCGAAGTGGCCCAGATCAGAAGGCCTGCAACACGCGTCTGGCCAAACACATGGGGAACGGTTTCGCCATAGGCTGATCGACTCGCAAAACCATCCTGTGCGCCAGCCCGGCGACCCCGGAACAGGCTAGCATCGACACTTGCCCCAACCGCAGCGCCAATGCCCGCGCCCAAGGGGCCGCCAATCACCTGCCCGACCGTCGAGAACAGAACTGACGCCATCAGAAGTCTCCCACCGGCAGCCGCCAGGCTGAGTCCCAGTTTTCATCCCCGGCAATCGGTCGCACCACCACTCGGCGAAGACCCGCATGTGCCTCCACAAGCCCGCCGCTCACCCGAACCGCGAGGTGCAGCAGAAGGGTCGCAGGCGCCTGCATCAGTATGTCACCCGCACCCGCATTCCGGAGCGAGACCTGCCGCAGCCCCAACCGCAACAGAAGCATCCGCGCATCCTTTGGCCGCGTACCTCTTAAGGGCTGGGGGGCCAGATCGATCGGAATCCCCGCTGCGGCTGCAACATGCAGGGCAAGGCCCAGACAATCGCACCCCGCCCGACCGCGGCCCTGTGGCCTGAAGACCACTCCAACCATCGCCAAAGCAGCCGCTTCCAGCCGGTCGGCAGACGGATGTGGATCAAGGCCGGGCATAACGGAGCAATGCGTCGGTTCCCGGCACATGAGGCTCTCCCCCGAACGACACGACATTCCGGTACCTGTCCCGGCATGTGGATATCCGCTTGTCGCAGCCCGGGGTCAGCTGCACCCAGGCCCCCGCTAGCCCATGTTCGGGCACAGCAGAGTCCAGCCGGAGTTCGCTGGATGTTGCCTCCACGATGTTTCTGTCGATCCCGCTCAGGGGGCCACGGATGAAGCGAACCCGTCCGCCAGTGAAACGAACAGCATCCACAAGTCCCGGTGCGAGGGTCAAACGGCTGCCGCTGCCTCCGTCCACCGCCCACGCGTGCCGGATCCCACTCAGGTCCACACCACATTGGCGATCGCCCAGATCATTCCGACAGATGGGGCTCAACCGGACGGGAAGTACGTCGTCGACCACTTCCACATCGGACACAAGTTCAACCTGAAATGCGCCCCTGCCACCAGAGCATGGCCGCGCCAGTTCGCCAATTCGCCCACGCGAAAGGCACAAGAACCCAGCGCCGGGATCCGACCATTCACAAACCAGCACCTCAACGACAGCGCCAGACCATCGCCCGGCGGCAAGGTCAGAGGCGGTGATTGCGGCCGCGTCCAAAACGCCCTCCAGGGCCATGCTGTCACCGTCCAGACTGTCTGTCTGAACCACGGCCGAAGGGGTCATGCCTGGTGTTGCGCGAAAGACAACTCCATCGACACGCAGATCGCGATCGTGGCTGGTGAAGCCCAACACGACACCATCAGCGCGGGACAATCGCCAGCAAACGGCAAGAGCAGTTACCGCCTGCTCCAAAGCGCCCCCTGAAAGGCTCACTCGCGGATCTCCACCAGCGGAACACTCGGCGCCTCTCCCGATCGAACTCCGGACAAGGACACTTCCAGCCGATCAGCCCCGAAGCGCACGGGAACATCGAACAGAAAGCCCGCTCGAACCTCCACCCCGACAGCGGGCGCTTCGACGAGTTGGATCACGCCACCATCGGTCAGAAGCCAGCCAGAAGCAGCCTCGCCACCAACCGAAATCACCACTGATCCAGGCACCGGTCGCGTAATCCGGCGAACCTCCTCCGCCCCGGAAGGGCCATAGCGCTTCACCAACGGAAATTGCAGCGACAGGCCGTCCCCAACACCCAGCAGCTGGTCCATCCCGGCAGGCTGACCACCTTCCGGACTGCTGCTGAAATCCAGCGGGTCCCGAAGTCGAAAGCCAAAGCCACGGCCCCGACGCGCCCGAAAGAAGGTCAACAGCTCCATCAGGTCAGCTTCCGACCGCACCCCCAGCCCGGCATCATAAGACAAGCGTGCTTGCGCCCACTGCACATTGCGCTGCTCATGGCCCGACGCCAGCACTGCCACCTGCGTTGCAAACTCCGGCCCGCCAACCGCATCAAAGCCCAGCTCCAGCGGAAACCGCACATCATGAAAGGCCTGCATTCCTTCGCCTCCCGCCTCGTCTGATTCCGGAATGGAAATCCAGGTGAACCCATCCCGCGCCACCTGCGGCCAAGCCCACAGAAACACGTCCGGCACGCCACGATCGATCGCAGCACGCCCAGCCGCTGCCACCAGAGGCCACTCCCGTTCGGCATCAGCTGCCCTGAGCACGAAACCGGCCAGATACTGCTGTGCTGAAAGTGGGTATCCAAGTTCCGCCGCGACCGCCTCCCGCGCCCGCGCCATGCCGGCCTGATCGCCACCCGTCACAAAGGTGTAGTCCTCCAACTGCAGCACATCCCAGGCCGGGCGCGCCCACGCGGTCGGCATGTTCGCCCGCCTCAGCTGCGGAGACCCTGCGTCAAGAACCTGTGGTGCATAGAACAGCAGGTGTGAAACGACCTCAGCCGAGTGCCCGAGCCTGGCTGCATCCCGAAGTGCAAAGGTCGCACGCGCCAGCCGGGCTCCCAGCCAGTCGAGCCACAGCATCTCCGATGTCGTCCGTGGCCCGCGCACATCCGTCATCGACGGCGGCGCGGATCCGGTCTCTGCAGTCCACTGTGCAACCGTTTCGGAATCGTAGAAGCACGGCCGACCAGACGGGCCCACCCACCACCAGGGCTCCCCGACCTGAAACAACACCCTCGAGCCCCCATCCGCCGCAATCCCCGCGAAGGCGGTGGCAATGCCCTGAAGCCAGGCCATCGCAGCCGCATTGGACGGCGACAGAAGTGTCGACGGCGGCTCCCAACCCGTGAGCGCCCGGCTTCCGTCAATGTCGCGCTGCGCCCACGCGGCCGGTGCATTTGCATCGAAAAGCTCGAACGACAACGACAGGATGATCTCGAACCCAGCAGCAGCCGCAGCCCTCAGCAACCCCCGATGCCAGGCAATTGCAGAGGCACAAAGCCCCCCTGACACTTCAAATCGTCCAGGCCCTGCAGGCTCCAGGGCGTAATAATGGCTCATGCCCACATAGTGGTTTGCCAGAGCCCGATACCCCAGTGCCTCCCACTGTTCCACCAACCGCTCGGGTGCCTGATTATAGCTGTCATCATAGGCCGAGCAGATGCGCACACCATGCTCGGGCAGGAATGCGTCCCCGATCTTAAGGGTGGATCTGGGCCCGGTTACAGACCAGTTCCGAAACTCCACATGGGTCTGCAAAGGGGACGTCAGCGGTTCCGCCGTTCCGTCGAAACCCGCTGGCACGACCGACACGAACATCCGGTCGACATCGGCCACATGCACAAATTCGCCATCCAGCCCAAAACCGGCCCGAAGCTCTCCAAGATTCAACCGAACCCGCGCCGACAGCGGCGTGCCGGTCGCATAATTCCACAAACGGACATACCAGATTCTGGGAAGGCCGTCGGCATCCCGCCCCTCGATCGTAAGCACGGCGCCATTGACTGCATCCAGCGGCATGACCCCGGGCCCGGCCATCCAATCAAAACTCAAGGTGCAGCCCCGATAGTCACGGTCCGTGGCATAGGCCAGAAGCGGGTGGGACCAGCGATCCTCGCTCGCCCAGATCAGCCCCACAAGGTCCGCCCGCGTCAGGAAGTCCAGTTCCAGCCGCAACAGGTCAGGCCCCGGCACATGGAGCGCCGCCATCATTGGCCGGGGGAAATCCGTGGTCCACAGGCTCGGCCGAAACCGCTTGGTCCATCCCGTTCGCACCTGGTCTGACCGCTTCGCAAGATATGGGGGGGCGTCAGCCACCGCTCCGCTCCATCGCCCGGCGCACGTCGCGTGCCAGCTGCCGACCTGTCCGCGCCATGAAGGCCGACTCCCCTGCCGGCGCCGTCACATTCACTGTGACCCGAACAGGCCCACGGGCCGGCGCACCCGTCTCAACCCGCCCACTTGACGTTGGCACGAACAGCTCTGGTCCCCGCTCCCCAACCACATAGGCCCGGCCCGGCCCGACCGGCCCTCCCGTCGCCCGGCCCGGAAGCCCCAGAAGGCCACTGGAAACCCCGCCAAGCAGTCCGCCAAGGCCGCCTCCATCCAGCCTCAGGGCAGCTGCCGCAATCTCGCCAAGCGCGCGCGCAGCCACGCGCCCCAGGTCCTCGAACTCCAGCTTTCCGCTGCGGGCAGCCTGGCGAAGCGCAGCTTCGATCCCACGCCCCGTCGCCTGCGCCTGCCCACCCAACTCCTCACGCAATGCAGCCCGCATCGCGCCCACGTCGCGCGCAAAGGCCTCCGTATCAGCCCTGACCGAAACGGCCAGTGCGTCCAGATCATCGTCCATCCTGAGGCACCTTCTTCTCGAGTTCATCCAGCTCGGCGCGGCCCAGCGGCGCCGGCGCACCACGCCCGGACCGCCCCTCAAGGGCGGTGCGCAACTCGGGCACAGTCGAATCCCAGAACTGTTGCGGCAACCAGCCCAACTGCCCGGTCGCAACCGCCGCTGCAGACCTGGCGAGGTCCGCGAACCGCTGCATCAGCGGCTCCCGAAAATGCCCGAAAGCAACTGTCGATAGGCTGGCACCAAAGTCGCCACGCCAGCGTCCAGAAGCTCTTTCTCGAATTGAAGCCGATCGCCCCGGCGCTGGTCGCCAGCCAACCCGTGCCAGAACAAGGCGGCCATGTCCGTCAGGCGCACATCTCCCGCGCCTGCGCGCTCCAGAAGCTGAAAGAGGCTCCCCACCTCCCCTTCGGCCGCCACAAGGGCCGAAAAGGTCGGGCGGACGACGTAGGGCCCTGTCCGAAGCAGCAGTGCCACTTCGCCCCGCTCCGGGTTGGCCACGCTCACAGGGCCTCTACCGGGCCCGAGCTTTCCAGCGAAAGCGTGAAACTCCGCTCCCCGTTGAAATCACCGGCATAATCCAGCCGCGTCACCTGGAATTGACCCCGCAGCCGCTCCCCACCCTCAAAGCTTACCTCGAACCTGTCCAGGGCTCCCGTCAGCACGCGGGACTTCAGCTGAAGCTCGGCCGCCGATCCGGTGAACACGCCCGCCCCGCTGATCGAAACCGATCGGACACCGCCCGCCGGAAGCAGCTCTCGCCACCCAGCCGACCCCTTGTTCGTCACCACCACGGGCTCCATCGACAAACTCATCTGCGTCGTCCGCAGGCCTGCCACGGTCTGGAACTGTTCGGGGGATCCGCCATCTCCCACCTTCAGCAAAAAGGCTGCGCCACTCTCGATCGCCATCTCAATCCTCCATCACCGAAAGCACCCGGAACTCCAGCTGGCCCAGGATCCAGCCCCGCTGCGTCCGCCTGACACTTGCTCGCAACAGGCGCAGCCCGATCAGCCGAAGCCCGGCTGACTGCCGCGGCATCGACAGCACCACCCGCTCCACTTCACCCAGAGCCGCCTTCGCGGCGGCCACCCCCTCCCGGCTGTCCCACAGGTTCACCGTGAACCGATGCTCCCGCCCATCGCCGCCCTGCCATCCCCGCGCCGACACGATGTCGCCACCGATCGAAAGATAAGGCCCGCGGGAATCCGCCGGTGGACCGTCGAAGATCGGAAGGCCCAGCGCCTGCACCGCGGCATCCCCGATCAGCGCACCAGCCACAACCCGCTGCAGCTCAAGACTGTGGCGCATTTGGCCCCTCCCCGCTGTCGGCATCCTCGGCCCAGATCACCAGCCATCCAGGTGCAGCCGGAGCCGCTTCCAGGCCCGTCAGCCGAAAGGTGGCGCCCTGCCAACGCAACCGCATGTCCAGCGTCGGCCGCACGCCGTCCCGGATGGTGAACCGCCAGCGCCGCGCCGAATGGCGTGTATCGGCGCCGTCGGCACTCGCGTCGCTCCGCCGAACAGGCTCCACCAGCGCCCACCTCTCGAAGCGCATCGTCCAGCGCGAAACCAGATCGCCGGCCGCACCGCGCACCTCATCCCGGCCTTCAAAGCGCACCCGCTCCGAAAGCCTGCCTGCAAGCTCGCCCACAAGGGCCTCCATTCACATGCGGCGCGTGCGCCAGGGGCTGATCATGCGGCGAACGGCCGGCGGAATGCCCGCATCATCGGCTGCATCGCGATGGCTGAAAAAGTGCGCAGCAACCCGGATGACCGCCAGTCGAAGGGCCTCAGGCACCCAGTTCCAGTCGGTCGCCATACCCGCCCGATAGCGGACCACCAGCGCCGTACCGTCGGCCACACCTGCCAAGGCCAGACGTGCGCAGCCAGTTCCGTCCAGCTTCAGATGCGCCTCCAGGGCAGAAAGAGGACGAAAGCTGCCATCCGCAAGCTCTGCGCTTGCCTCCACAAGCGTCCGCGCCGGTTCCGCTGTCAGCGCCAGCACCCCGTCATGTGCCAATCCCCGCTCCTCCACCTCGCGCTCGAACAGCAACAGACCAAGCATGGCCTCGACCGTCTCGGTCGCCGCCCTCAGCAGGCCTGCCAGCAGCGCATCCTCCCGGCTATCCTCTATTCGCAGGAACGCCTTCAGCTCCCCAAGGGCTGCTGCCGGCGGCGCCTTCTCGACTTTCAGCATCACCGGTCCTCCACCCTGATGGTCAGGCTGCGCTCGTCTCTCGATCCGTCACCCAGCACCACCTGGTTGCCGACGGTATAGACATGGCCCGCCAAGCCGCCTGCCAATCGAACCAACGAAACGTTTCCCTCCAGGCTTGAACTCGCCACGGAAACGCCACCCGGCTCCTCAGGATGCACAGCCCAACTGCTTTCAGAAATCAAAACACCTCCGCCAATTGCGGCAGCCCAATCGACCGAGTAGTCGAGAATGGCATCAGGATCCTTCAAGAACATCCGAACCTCCTTGCCTGTGCATTCAAATAGGGGCGCCGATTTCCACTGACCAGCCATCGAAGCTGACTGTCCCGCCAGGCGCCAGAACCTGGGCCGGACACGTCGTGACATAGAGAAGCCGGC